TTATGGGCACAAGGCATAGGAGTTATATCAAGAACAATTTGAAAATGCAAAAAAATAAATTAATCACGTTATATATATAATTATGAAATCAACTGAAATGTTAAAACAAATCAAGACGCTTCTAAACATTGAAGTAAAACTTGAAGAACAAAAACTTGAGAATGGTACTCGTGTAGAAGCAGAATCATTTGAAAAAGGTAAAGAGATTTTCATTCTTACAGATGACGAAAAAGTTGCTATGCCAGTAGGCGAATATATGCTTGAAGATGGCAGACTTATAGTTGTTAAAGAAGAAGGAATGATCGATGACGTTAGAGAAGTATCTGACGAAGTTCCACAAAAAGAAGAAGAATCTAAAGACGAACCAAAAGACGAAACTGAAGATTTAGAGTACAAAGAAAAAGAAATGGAAGAACACGATGATGAAGCTGCAGTAGATGACTGGGCTGGTATGGAAAAAAGAATTAAAAATCTTGAAGATGCCATTGCTGATCTTAAATCTAAAATAGGAGAAAAAAATATGGAAGAAGAAGTTGAAATGGAAGAAGAACTACCAAGACAACCTAAATCCAGAACTATTAAAGAAGAATTTAACGAAGAAGTTAATGAGCAATTAAAGGAAGAATTATCTAAACCTGCTGCTGCTCCAATAAAACACAATCCTGAATCAGGAAATGTTAAAAAAGAAAATTTTAGAATTGCGCCTAAAAGACGTCCTTCTACAATGGATTTAATACTTGAACAAATTAATAAATAAAAATAAATAATTATGCCACAACCAACTATTACTACTACTTATGCTGGAGAATTTGCAGGTAAGTATATCGCTGCTGCTCTTTTGAGTGGTAACACATTAAGTCAGGGTGCTATCGAAATTAAACCAAACATTAAGTATAAAGAAGTAATCAAAAAGGTTGCTACTTCAGGTTTAATTGTTGATGAATCTTGTGATTTCACAAACGCTGGATCTGTAACACTTACAGAAAGAATTATCCAGCCAGAGCAATTTCAAGTAAACCTTGAATTATGTAAAACACCTTTTGAATCAGACTGGGGTGCAGTATCTATGGGCTATTCAGCTTTTGATAATTTGCCACCTGATTTTGCAAGTTTCTTAATTGCACACGTTGCAAAAGAAGTTGCACAAAAAACAGAGCAAAACATCTGGAATGGTGCTACTGCTAACGTAGGTGAATTTGATGGATTTGTTCCATTAATGACTGCTGATGCATCTGTAATTGATGTAGTAGGAACACCAGTTAATTCAGGTAACGTTATTGCTGAATTAGGTAAAGTTGTTGATGCAATTCCTTCAACACTTTATGGTAAAGATGATTTATATATATATGTATCTCAAAACGTTGCTAAAGCATACGTTAGAGCATTAGGAGGATATGCTGCTATAACTGACGCAAATGGCGGTGGTGTTGCAAATGGTATCGACAACAAAGGTACATTATGGTTTGGAAATGGTGAAAACCTTTCAATCGATGGTGTAAAAGTATTTGTTGCTAATGGACTACCTAACAATCATATGGTTGCTGCTGAAAAATCTAACCTTTATTTTGGAACTGGACTTTTATCAGATCACAACCTTGTGAAATTAATTGATATGGCTGATATTGATGGTTCTAAAAATGTTAGAGTAATTATGAGATTTACAGCAGGAGTTCAGTACGGAATCGGAAGTGATATTGTACTTTATTCTTAATAAATTAAATTAACCAAAAATAAGGGTAGGTGGGGTATATGCCTACTTACCCTTTTTTTATAAAAAAAATATAAACTATGGCTTGTACATTAAACACAGGGAGAAAGTTACCTTGTAAAAGTGCCTTCGGTGGCATAAAAACAGTTTGGTTTGGTGATTTTGGAGGCATTACAGGAGTTACAGTAGATTCAGCTACAAAACAAGTAACAACTATTTCAGGAACACAACCAGATTGGTATCAATTTGATGTAAAAGGGAATTCCTCACTTGAAACGACTGTAACAAGTTCAAGAGAAAATGGAACTACTTTTTATACTCAAACTTTAAACTTAACATTAACATACTTAGATGCTGCTACTCAAGCTGAATTACAACAAATTGCAGTTGCAAGACCATATGTTGTTGTTGAAGATTATTATGGAAATCAATTCTTATGTGGACTTGAAAATGGAATGGAATTTGTTTCAGGAACTGTAGTTACTGGAGCTGCTGCTGGAGATTTATCAGGATTTACTTTAGTAATGGAAGGACAAGAAGAATTAGCTCCTTACTTTTTAGATTCAGGATTAATTGTTGGTGATGCTACTCAAATCACACCAAACTAATATTTATTGATATTAAAATTAAGCATCCTTAGGGGTGCTTTTTTTTTGCATTAACATTTTAACAAAATAAGTTATTTCTTACGTTATATATACAAATGATTGTATTAACCACATCTGCACTTGCTCAAACATTAGAAGTTATACCAAGAACATATGGTACGCAATTTACATTATCAGTTAGAGATGACAGTACAAATGTAACACAAACATATGAAGTTACTAATGCGGTAACATCTGGGAATTATTTGACTTTTTCACAAGCATTTAATCCTGTTTTAGTTGAAGGTCATTTTTACGATTTAGAATTATATACTGATCCAAATTTTTGGAATACAAATTATTTTCTTTGGGAAGTTTATAATGAATTTTGGAATATAGATACTACAAACATTGTAGATATATTTAAAGACAGAATTTTCTGTACAGATCAAGAAATAGATCAAATGGATAATTTATATTATAACATAAATAAAAATCAATACATTACAGATAATTCTTATAATAATGATTACATTGTAATATGAAAAATAGAAAAAGAAATAAATTAGGGCAATTTGTAAAAGATTCTAAATCAGAAATTAGTTTTGTCAATTTAAGCACTTATACAAGTCCTCAAGTAACAGAAGTACCAAATCAAGAATGGATAGGTTATGGAGAAGATAATAATTATTTTCAATTCTTAATTGACAGATACAATGGAAGTCCTACAAACAATGCTTGTATCAATGGTATTTCACAACAAATTTATGGTAAAGGTTTAGGGGCTACAGATTCAGATAAAAAACCTGAACAGTATGCTCAAATGATTACATTATTTAAAAAAGATATTGTAAGAAAACTTTGTTATGATTTAAAATTAATGGGTCAATGTGCTATACAAATTATCTATTCAAAAGACAGAACTAAAATTGCACAAATAGAGCATATGCCTATTGAAACATTAAGAGCAGAAAAATGTAATGAAGAAGGTGATGTAGCTGCTTATTATTATTTTAAAGATTGGGCAAAATTAAAACCTTCTGACAAGCCATTAAGAATACCAGCATATGGAATGTCAAATGAAAATATAGAAATTTATTACATTAAGCCATATAAATCTGGTTTTTATTATTATGCACCTGTAGATTATCAAGGTGGAATACAATATGCTGAATTAGAAGAAGAAATCTCTAATTACCACTTAAACAATATAATGAATGGGTTAAGTCCTTCAATGTTAATTAATTTTAACAATGGAACACCTAATCCACAAGAAAGAGAACTTATTGAAGCAAGAATTGCACAAAAATTTAGTGGAACAAGTAATGCAGGTAAATTTATATTATCATTTAATGACAATAAAGAATCACAAGCAGAAATTACACCTGTTCAGCTATCAGACGCTCATAATCAATATCAATTTTTAAGTGATGAATCACAAAGTAAAGTATTAGTAGCTCATAGGGTTGTTAGTCCAATGTTACTTGGTATAAAAGACAATACAGGTCTTGGAAATAATGCAGAAGAAATAAAAACTGCATCCTTGCTTATGGATAATACTGTTATTAGACCATTTCAGGAACTTTTAATAGATTCCTTTGATGAAATACTTGCTTTTAATAATATTGCCTTAAATCTATATTTTATTACGTTACAGCCATTAGAATTTACTGATGTTGATCGTAGTGTACAAACAGATGAAGAAATTGAAGAAGAAACTGGAATTAAAATGTCTATTAATTTGAAAGAAATAGATGGATTAAGAGTTTATGAAACTATAGAAGAAGCAGAAGCAGCAGCCAAAGAAATGGGTTGTGAAGGACATCACGAACACCAAGAAGGGGATAAAGTATGGTATATGCCTTGTGAATCACACGATGAAATAGATCTTAAAAAACCTTGTCAAGCTGGATATGAGCAATATGGAATGAAAGTTAAAAACGGAAGATTAGTTCCTAATTGTATTCCTATTAAAATGTCAAGTGAACTTGGAGAAGTTATTTTAGAAAATTTAAAAGGCGAAGTCATTAGTGATGAATGGGAACTTGTAGATGAATTAGAAGAAGGTTCTGAAATTAGTGATGAAGATTGGGCAAATATATGTATTGATGAAAAAAAGAATTTATTTCAACAACTAAAAGATCAAATTACTGCTAAACCAGATGGTTTTAGTTATTTAGATTCTAAAAACTATAAAATTAGATACAAATATGCAGTTGGTTCTAAAAAGCCAAGTGAATCAACAAGAGATTTTTGTGAAAATATGATGCGTTTATCAAGAGAAGGTATTGTATATAGATTAGAAGATATTGACAAGGCATCAAGAGAAGGTGTTAATAAACAATTAGGTCATAAAGGCAAAGCATACGATTTGTTTAAATTTAAGGGTGGTATTTATTGTAGACATAAATGGATGCGTCAATTATATAGATTAAAAGCAAACACTAAACCTTCTAAAGATTTAAGTGATTACAAAAAAACAAGAACAATACCTAAAACATATATAAAAAATCCAGTAGGAACTAAACAATCAGAAATAGCACCAGTTAATATGCCTAATCAAGGAGCATACCCAAAATAAAAAACTATGGCAACAGCATTATTTATAAATAGAACCGATCTTGTAAGAAATTCCATAATAGATGGAAATGTAGATACTGATAAATTTATACAGTTTATAAAAGTAGCTCAAGAAATAGATATACAAAATTATACAGGAACGGATTTATATAATAAAATATCAACTTTAATTGCTAATGGTGAAATTGATGACATACAAAATGCAAAATATAAAACTTTACTAAACACTTATTTACAACCTATGTTAATATGGGCAGCACAGGTATATTATATACCATTTGCAGCGTATTCTATAAAAAATGGTGGTGTATTTAAACATAGATCAGAAACAAGTGATACAGTAAGTAAAAATGAAGTAGATTATTTAGTAGATAAAGCAAGAGAATTTATGGAATATTATTCCAGACGTTTTATTGATTTTATGGCGTTTAATCAATCAGATTATCCTGAATATACAAGCAATACAAATGACGATATTTATCCTGATTATGATGCATTATTTAATGGCTGGGTACTATGAGATATAAACCAAAACAAAAAAATATAGAAAAATTAAAAACGTTTTTAAAGAAACAAGAAAAAATAAAGAAATATGGCAAGTCTATTTAACACAAGAATATCAGATACTTATCAGGGTTTAATAAAAACTATTGATAATGCTGCAATTACTGCAACTTTAAAAGAATTAACAGACGGATCAGGAAATGCTACTGGTGTTTATTTAAACAATGCAGGGGATTTTAAGGTTACTGCTATTTTAGAATTTGGTTCTTTAAAAGATACTGGAGAAAACATTATTATAAGCAAGTTTGTAGATGCTGCAGATGGCGTTTTAAACAACGATAACGACACTTCTATACCTACAACTGCTGCTATTATAGATTATGTTCAAGGACACGTTACATTGCAAGATTTAGACTTTGAAGGAGATTCAGGAAATGGATCTGTTGATTTAGATAGCCAACTATTAGACATTGCTGGAACTGCAAATCAAATTACAACAGTAGCATCTAACCAAACATTAACAATTTCTTTAGATTCAAGTGGTGTTGTATTGCCAAACGGATCAACTGCAACAACACAAAGTCAAGGAGATAATTCTACAAAGATTGCTACAACTGC